GAGGGAGCAGAGGCGTTTCTGAACGCCATTACGAGTTGTTCGTCGGTCATTTTGCGGAGTTTGACCGCCTGTTCGTGGATTTCGAGTTCCTCCGGGGTATATCTACACTTTCTCTTTTTAGCCATTATTTGGTGTCCTCCTTGTCGATATAGATGTTTCCGTTTTCGTCGTATCGAGGCGAGAACGCAAATCCGAAACTGCCGTCGCTTTTGATGAGGAAATAGTGGACTCCTGTTTCCGTGTCAACATATTCTTTCAAAGAGCCTTTTTCGTATACGCATTCGAGCAAGTTTCCGTCTTTCTCTGCACTCTGATTTTCGTTGCTGTCGCAACCCGTGAAAGACAAGAGCAACATTATCGAGAGCAGGAGGGTGAATATAATCTTTTTCATATTTGCCCCTCCTTAAAACGGTAAAGAGCCGTCGTCCGGGACTTCCTCAAAGTTGTCGCCCTGGCCGCCGTATGCGGGAGCGGTGTTGCCTCCGGGTGCGTCGGCGGGTTTGCTGTCGGCAAATTCGATGTTGGTCGCCTCGACCTCCGTTACCTTGCGTTTCTTTCCCTCGCGGTCTTCGTATGTGCGGGTGCGGAGTTCGCCCTCTACGATAATTCTGCGGCCTTTGGAGAGGTATCGTGAGGCAAATTCCGCCGTCTGTCGCCACGCAACGATTGTGGGGAAATCCGCCTTATCTTCTTTTGTTCTGCGGTCTACTGCCAAAATGAAGGTCGTTACCGCCACATTCTGCGGTGTCATTTTGAGTTCCGGGTCTGCCGTGAGGCGACCCGATAATTTTACGCTATTCATACGCTTTTTCCTCCTGTTTCTTGATGTGCTTTCTGTAACCTCTGTTCGAGGCGGTCGATTTTATAATCAACCTCTTTTTGGATTTCGTCGTCTTTGTCGAACATAATGAGCAGTTGTTTCAGCATTATGGCGACATCGGCAATTTCCTCTATGACATTCGCCTGTGCCTCTGCGTGTTTGCCGAGTTGCAGCTGCGTCCGGCGTTCCTTACAAAGGGCTTTTGTCAGTTCGCTCATTTCCTCGATAGCCATATCTACCTGTGCGACGGTCCCGTAGGTAGCGATAGCGTCTGCAAGGACGCGGGGTTTCTTGATGATTGGGAGTTGGTCTTTCATTGTGCCTCCGTTTGCCTCCTGTCTGCATTTCAGGCATAATTCGTCGTCGAGGTCCGCTTTGGGCCTCCCGCACGATACGCAGTTGTATGGGGTAGAAAATCCGTCCATATCGTTTCCTTTCTCTGTGGAGGGGCTGTCGCCCCTCCGTCAGTTAAACAGTAATCAGTTATCAGTTTTGCGCTTATAGTAAGCGGAGCGGAAACCGAAGGTCGTGTGCGTATTCGACCGCGCAATGTTCAAAATCGTGCAGAACACGCCCGCATACGACCCGTAGGCCCAGTGGCCACCGCGATACGGAGTATATTCTCCCTCGCTACTGTCTGCGTACATATAGGCGTTTTCCTCTCCGGGGTAAAGGGCAAGTGCTTTCATAGCCTCCGTATAGCCGATGTCTGAATACCATTCGCCCCAACGTGCGCCGTTCCAACCGCTCTCCGGCTTGTCGGTCGTGAATTTCAAATCGTCGCCCACGGAAATGCAAATCGGCTTTCCCGTTGCCGGGTCGATGAGGTTTTCCCAATTCGCGCTATCTACTGATGTGTCGATGTGCGTACCGTTCTCATTGAGGGCTGCGTCATTGTTTCTGATGATCTGCAACACGCCGTCCTTAATGCGGAGACCGCTCACTCTTTCCCATACATTACCGCAAAGGTCGTGAATGCCGTCCGGCTGATGATTGTGTGTCCACGTTGCCGGTCCGCTACCCGTGAGGGTGCGTCCGCTACTGTCGTATTTCTGCCCGGCTTCGCTCGCGTCCGCGTGGTAGTGTCCATTGTCGGTGTTGCCGTGAGGGAGTGTGCCGTCCCTCTTGCTGATATTTGCGACGAGTCCCCATTCGGCGGCTGTCATTAAATGCCAACCGTCGCCCTTGCTGAAACACGCCTTTGCCATTTCGTCGAGGTCAATGTTCGTCCACGGTTTCATATAAGGCAGGGAGTAGGGCTTTCCGTTGATTTCGCAATTCGGGTAAACCGATATGTAGATTTCGTCGTAAACCTCTCCGTCGATGATAAAAGCAGGGTGAGGCTCGTTGCTACCGCCCTCAAACAGTTCGGCGTTGCTGACACGGGAGAATTTTCTCATAATCGAGGGAATACCCGCGTCGTCGTAAATAACGACCGTTTCCTCCTTTACGCCGTCCGGGTGGACCGTGGGAGCGGTGAGAGGCTTTTCTGTCTTACAGGCCTCCTGCAGGTCCGCCAAGTTCTTTACGGCGGTTTTGTTGTTGAGCATTTCGTAAAAGGCTTTTCGCTCCGCTGACACAAAGCGGTCGCTGCCCTCTGCCTCCATTGTGATGTTGTTATCGGCTGTGAGTTTGATTTTTGCCATTTCTTTATTCCTCCAGTTTTAACATTTTACTGACTTTCTTATCGAGTGCGCGTTCTTTCGCCTCCGCTTCTTTCACGGCTTTTTCGAGGGCGGCCCCTCTTGCGTAAACAGCAGGAGGTAACGCGCTGATTTTGAACGATTTGCCGTCGCCATACTTTTCGGCGGCTTCTTTTATGAAGTCGGAGAACGCTCTGCGAGCAGTCGCCTCTGCCTCAATAGCCTCGCGGTGTTCTTTGAGAAGTTTGTCGCTCTCTTTTTCTTCAAGGTGATTTAGCAAACCGCGTATGTAATAGTCTGCATTGAATTGATTTGCGAGAGCCTCGATGATTTGCTCTTTCGAGTATTTTTTGAGTTTTGCTACGAGTTTTGCGTCAGCTCTGCTCATACGCACACCTCCTCTATGGCTTTTCGGATTTCCGACGAGGACTGACCTTTCTTTATGCCTACCATTATCGCGGGCGGCGTCGGCAGCTGCACGTCGAGCGGTCGCCAAAGGTGCAGACAGTTCGGCATATTGTTTACATATTCGCTCTTTGCCGGGTGGTATTGTACCGCAATTTCATCGTCGCGGAAAAACATATCTTTCACTCGGCACATATCGTCCCACGACGGCACTGTGCGTCTGTTGTAGGGTGCTACGCTCACGTGTTCCCACCCTGCGCCGTTGCTCCATATAACCGAGGCCCAACGCTTTCCGAGTAGGAATATTTCTCCGCACCCTCCGTCGGGAGCGGTCCGGGCGATAAGTAAATTCGGTGTGCTTTTGAGTTCTTCATTTGTCTTCATTTCGCCGCCTCCATTTCCGCTCGTAACGACTCTTTGATGTAGTAGTCGAGTCCAAGCTGCTGACAAAGCGTTTCGGCTCTCCTGCCGAAGTCCGCCCAATCAATTTCGGATTTGTGGTAGTTCAGTTTGCCGATTTTAACCTTATCGACAATCGGCGCTACCAAGTGAAGATTGACGAAAAACTCTCTATCATCGGTTACAGGCTCGAATGATACCCAAGTCTTTATGCCGAGGCTGTGCGCCTCTGCGAGAGCATCAACCCTCGCTTTCCATTGTGGGTTTCTGCCGTTGCCAATGCCGTCGAGGGTTATGCCGTACCAATCCTCCGGGCCGAGCAAATCGAAATCACGGCTGCCGTTTCCTTTGGTGAGGATTTGCACGTTGTTCCCGGCACTTTTCAGCAAAGAGATTATCTCTCGCGTTACGGTCGTGTCGTAGCCGTGGGGGTATGGGTCGCAAGTGAAACAGAGGTGAATGAGTTTCCCGGTGATACCCTCGCGCTCAATCTGCCTCCGGGTTTCCTCCACGATGTCCTTGCGAGGCTCTACGACCTCGTGAAACTGCTGACGGTCCCGGTGTAATACATTGGGCGCAAAACAGTAAAAACATCTGTGAGGGCAGCCTGTGTAAATATTGAGAGCGTAGTCGCCGTATTCTTTGGCCTTTCCGCTCGGTATGTAGATAGGCTTCATATTTTTGCCTCCTTTTCGAGTCTGATTTCTGATAGTTCCACATATTCGGGGTTGATTTCAATGCCGATATAATTGCGTCCGTTTCTTATGGCGACCGCTCCTGTCGTCCCGCTTCCCGAAAACGGGTCAAGAACAGTCCCTCCGGGTCTTGCACCCGCCAACACGCAAGGCTCGGCGAGCTTTTCGGGAAATGTGGCGAAATGCGCCCCTTTATAACCCTGTGTAGCGACGCTCCATACGCTGCGGCGGTTTCTTTTGCCGCTTTCATTTGGGGTGTTGCCGTGGGTTTCTCGCTGAACATCTGCGCTGTTGTTAAATGATTGCTTGTTTGTGTACGCGCCTCCGCCTCTGAAAGAGCGCGAGTTTCCTTTTCTGCGGCCGGCGTTCTGTGTGAGCGTTCCTTTACTGCCACGCGGAGAAGACTTATCAAAACCGACGCAAGGCTCTTTGATGGCCTCGTAGTCAAAATGATACCTTTCCGATTTGCTCATAAGGAATATGTATTCGTGGCTCTTGGTGCAACGGTCTTTGACACTTTCGGGCATTGCGTTGGGTTTGTACCAAATAATGTCCTGCCGCAAATACCAACCGTCTTGGCGCAGGGCAAAGGCGAGAAGCCACGGAATTCCGATGAGTTCCTTTCTCTTTATTCCCGGCGTTTTCGCTCTTTTGAGAGGCCCTGTCGCTTTCTGCATATAGTCGCTCGATATAGAGCGGTCGGTGCTGTGTGCGCCGGCTCCATTTGAGCCTTTCGCGCTCCCGGCGTAACTATCGCCGATGTTGAGCCAAAGCGTCCCGTCGTCTTTCATAACGCGGCGGACCTCTCTAAATATCTCGACGATTTTCTGAATATACTGCTCCGGGGTTTCTTCAAGCCCGATTTGGCCGTCGTAGCCGTAGTTCCTCAAACCGAAATATGGCGGCGATGTAACGCAGCAGTCTACCGAGTTGTCGGGTAGTGTTTTCAGCATTTCAAGGCTGTCGCCCTGCAGTATTTGAAACTCCACTTTGCACCTCCTCCTACGGCGTGGTGATATAGACGATAATCGCTTTCGTCCAAAGCCCTGCAGCTTCCGCCTCCGCCTTTTCATAATCCATTAGTGAGCCGTTGTATTTTGTTTCTGCGATTGCCTCGACGAGGTCCTCCTCGGCGTTTGCGTCGTCCCGGTAGACGACCTTTCCGTCGTGATACCATTCGTCAATAGCAAACTCCCGGATTTCGCTCCTGCCGACTTTTGATAGCCAATAGGAGTATTCGTCGCCGCCTACGCAGTCGGTATATACCATAGGCACGACCGGGAGTTCCGGGTTTTCAAAAACAAGGAGCAGGAATTCCCGCATTTCCTCGGTAAAGCGGTCGTCCACGACTTTGCTCAATAGTTTGCGGGCGACGTCGAATTTGCACCCCTCGCAGGGTTTCTCCGGCTTTGCGACTCCTTTTTCTTGTAATTCTTCTCTCGCTTTCTGCAAACAGAATTCACGGAAAGCGTTGAGGGCGCGGTTATCTCTCTGCGCCTCGTCGTAGGCTTCTTTCAGTTCGGGAGTTCCGTTCAGTTCACGCCCACATCTGACGGCGATTTCAAAGGCTTTTTCGGCCTCCGCGAGTTCGCTCTCCATATATTCGAGGCGTTTCAAAAGAATAACGACCTCTCCGGGTGTTGTGCAACAACTGTCGTCCCTATAATCGAATTCGATTTTACCTGTGTTGATTTCCTCGATAGCGGTTTTGAGGTCCACCATTTTCATTCCTCCTCTTTCCACCGGGTAACAATGCAATCCCGGCAATGATAGCCGTCCATTTTGCAATAGTCGCAGATGTCAAACCCGTCCTCGCTGGCCTCTCTCAACATTCCCTTGAAATCGGGAATGTCGGTTTTCCTTTTGGGTTGCAGGAGGTCGAGAACGCCCTGCAAATATCCCGACGCTTGGAAGTCGCCGTACACGCACTCGATACCTTTGACCTCCATAGTATCAAGGTCGATTTTGCCGAGTGCTATGCACGGTCCGTCGTCTGACGTTTCAAAGTGAGCCGGTTTACTCTCTGTGATATTGCCGTCTTTGTCGGTCTTGTTCTGCCCTAAATAGGCATTTCCTTTGGCAAGAAATATCGCGCTCATTCCTTTGCCTCCGTTCTCTTGGGGAGGTCCATTCGGTAGTGGCAACCCTCCGCGAGTTTCTCGTAGTCAACATTGAGGAGGTCAAGGAATTTGATAATTCCTGCCGGGGAGAGGTCGTACTGTTCCGCCACAATTTCCGCGAGGGTGCGGTCGATGTCGTGGCGGTTTGTTTCAACGTGGACGCTCATCGGCTGCGCCTCTCCGATAGCGTAGGCGAGTTGCACCTCTGCGTATTCGATATTGTTATTCTTTACGAGGTCGCGGGCGATGTAGTTCGCCATATAAGCTGCGGAGCGGTCAACCTTTGAGGGGTCTTTTCCGCTGAACGCGCCGCCTCCAACCGGGCAAAAGCCTCCGTATTGGTCGCATACGATTTTTCTGCCCGTGAGTCCGCAGTCTGCCGCCGGTCCGCCGATAGTCCAACGACCCGCCGGGTTGATGTTGAGCCGAGCCTCTCCGATGTCGATACCGCTGTATTCAACAATGTTTTCCACATAGTTGCGGATTTCTTCGAGGGTGTACTGCTCTTTGTGGCATACGCTGATGAGGATTTCTACGAGGCTGCGGTCGTCCCTCGGTTTTTCGAGGTCTACTGTTACCTGTACCTTTGCGTCGCCTTTGAGGGCTGAATTCGGCTGCTCTGCGTCGAACTCAAGCACCCTGCACAGCATATTTGCAAGGTCGAGGGCATAGGGTAGGCCGCTCTCGGTTTCCTTTGTGGCGTAGCCGAACATAATGCCTTGGTCCCCGGCGCAGAGGTCGTCGCCGCTTTTCACGCCTCCGGCAATTTCGGGCGACTGCTGTTCGATGTATGTAATGATATTGTTTGCGGTGTAGCCGAGTTTGCGGGCGACGCGGGTGGCGATTTCCGCATAGTTAACCTTTGCGGTCGTGGTAATCTCTCCGGCGAGAACGACGGTCCCGCCCTTTACCAAGCATTCACAGGCGACACGGCTCTCCGGGTCTTCCTGCAAACAGGCGGTTAATACCGCGTCGCTGATTTGGTCGGCGTATTTGTCCGGGTGATACTTTGTTACTTGCTCTGTACTGAATAATCTCATTTGTGTTTCCTCCTTATGCGTGGGCCGCCATACGGCGGTTGAGTTCTGCGAGTAGTTCTTCGTTGCTGAAAAATTCAAGCCCGTTTGTTTTCGGCGCGGGTTTATCGTCGGTTTTTATCGCCGTTTCTGTTGTCGCCGTTTTTTCTTCATCACGAGCCTCTAACGCTCCGGCGTTTGCGATAATGGTCGCTTTGTCCTCCGGGGCGATGTCCGAAAAGTCTGTAACCTCCTCCGGCTCTGCCTTTCGGAGATTTTTGTCAAGAAACGCCTTGATACTCTTGCCGATGGCCGTTACGACGGTCTTTGTTACAGCGTTTCCGAATTGCTTGTATGCTTGGCTGTCTGATACGACTTGCTCCCAACCGTCGTCTACGGGAAACGCCTGTAATCGACCGTATTCCGTCGGTGTGAGTTTCCGCACCCTGTATTTTGTAGGGTCAAAGATTTTGATGTGATGTGTGCCTCCGGCTACTGCCGTGAGGGTAGGGCAAAGCCCGTCCGGGTCGTGTACCCGTCTACTGTGGTCGTGGCTTGAAATATCAAGCATTCCTACGACTTTGATTTCGGGCTGATTATTGTTTTCGTTCTGCATTACTGTTCCTCCTTGTTTTCTATCAAAAGATGTGGTCCCTTATAGTCTGTGGATAGTAGCGTGGGACTCACTCCGAAAAATGTTCCGTGGCCGTTGCGCTGTTTCTGTATCACTCCGTCTTGGACGCATTCACCAAAACGTGCTGATAGTTGTGTTTCTTTGTCAACGACCCCCCCCGCCGACTCGGAGAGTCTTACCTTGTCCGTCCGGGTTTAGGAGGCCTGTTTGGTCGCATATCGCTCCCACCAAAGCCCCCTCATCATCGTCGGCGCGGATAATAACTCCGTGAATGTCCTGCGCTGTGAGGGTGAACATAGTTTCTTCGTCTTCTTTTGCCCTGCGACCGTTCTGACGTTTCTCGATACGGTCCGGGGTAATGCAGGGGTGAATTTTGCCTAATTCTTCAAGCCTCTTTACGGCCTGCATAATAATCGTTTGAGCCTTTTCGTCGGGAATGTAGTATTTCTCATCGACCTCTTTATCGAGAGCAGAGGAGAGTTTTGGTACATATTCGTGCTGCTCCTCCGGCATTTCAAATTTGCCCAACTCTTTGAGAGTGGCTACGATGAAATATCTTTCTCGGTTTTGCGGTACGTCCCAATACTTCGAGTTATAAAGTTCGTACTCGACTGCGTAGCCTCTCTTTTCGAGTTCCTCAATTAGAATGGGTATGTAGGGGCGGAGGCCTTTTACATTCTCCGCGAGGAGGAACGCCGGGTAGTTCTCCGGGGCGTTGGCTCTCGTTTCGTCGAGCAAACGCATAATCTCAAAGAAACACGCGCTTCGAGTAACAGCAGAGTAGTTTGTGCCGTTGCATTTAGGACACATCGGACTGAGGAAATTACTTTCGTGTTTCCATTCCGTTCCGCAGTCGATACAGCGGAAAACAAAGCCCTTTTGCTGTCCTGCCACGGAAAGGTCTTGGCAAGGGAAACCAAACGCCCACCCGTCCGCTTTCGGAATGTCGTTGTAGTGCAGCTTCGTAACATCCGCATTGATAACGTAATCTCCGACGTTATGGCTATACGACTTAACACAATGCGCGTCAAAATCACAAGCCCAAATAATATCGAAATCCGCGTCACGGAGGCCGAGGGCAACCCCCCCCGCTCCGCAGAAAAAGTCATTTACTGTATATTTATCCATTCGGTTTATGCCTCCAATTTCAATTCTTTTTCTACCTCTGCGATACACTCCGCGAGTCTTCCGGGGCGGGTGCGCCTATTTACCGTTTCACCGAGGAAACACTCTCCGGCGTACCACCAAAGACCGTCTGTTCTCACGAATGTCGAGTAGGTTGCTCTGTATTTGCCTTTTTCGGGGTCGTATTCGTGTGCGGCCGGCTCTCCGACTTGCAGTAGGTTTTGCCTCATCGTGGCAGGAGGAAGAATGTCGAGGAAGTTGTCGTACACGTCCTCCGCGACGGTGTCGCCGGGGAAGAAAAACTCGTCAAACGAGCCGAGTCCGCTGTTCTCCCAATCTTCCATAGACTTTGCTCCTGCTTTGTGAATAAACTTTCCGCGCTCCTGCTCGACGAATTTCAAAATCTCGTAGCGTCTTTCGGTCGTCAATCGCTCGTCGCTGCCGTCGCCGCAGGGGAATTTCTTTACCCCGCACAACAGGAGGTCAACATTCACCACGCAAGTCGTTTCGGCCGTGTCGAATTCCACAGACTCGCGGGAGCGTTCCGAGCCTTTCAAATATCTGTAATTCATACCGCACCTCCGACCTTGATTGTCATAATGAGGTGTTTCTCGGTGTGCGCCTCGTCGCTGTCGTAGATAGAGGCGGTGTCGCCGTCAAAACTCCAAAACGGGGCTTTGCTCCAACCGAGCCAAGAGCCTTTTCCGCAGTTGGCGGTAGATACCTTGCTTTGAGGCTCGTCGGGAATAACGCTGTAAAAGCCCTGTGTGTTTGCGCTGTTAACCTTGCGTCGCTGTCCGACGCACTCCGGGCGACAATGGGCGATGATTTCAAACTCTGCGCCGGGCGCGAGTGCTTTCTTTAACTGTGATAAATTCTTAATCATTCCTGCTCCTCCTTTCGGGTGGCGGCGATAATCTCTGCGATAGCGCTTTTGCTGTCGGCCGTGAGAGCCTCCGCCAATTCTTTCAACATTTTCTGTATTGCCTCTGCGTCGTGGACGAGTTCGCGGGTAGTAGGCACTCCAGCCGTTCCGTGTTTTCTTGCCTCAATCCACATTGCGATATGCTCGTCGGGGTCGAAATCATCGGCATACCGCTCGACCTCTTTCGGAAAATCCTCGATATTCGCCGTAAAGAAGAAATCCTCTCCGGCGGGTGAGGCTTGACAAACCTCTACGGTCCCGTCGTCGTACTCTCTGATAGTCCAGTCGAGGCTTTCGCATATATCTCTGTATTTCGGATTTAGACTTGCCTTGCGGCTCTGTTTCTTGCTCATACTGCGTCCCATTCCTTTCTGTGGATATGGTGTACTGCCTCTTTGATTTTCTGCGCCATTTCCGGGTCGTAAATGCGGTAGTGGAAAGCAGCCGATACCTCCCGGCGGTTACCGTGGAAGTCGATAAACCCGTTTTCCTCAAAGGAACACCAATAGTTCTTTTCCTCCGGCTCGGTGAATGTGTGTCTGCGCTCGGCCATTTCTTTGAGCATTTCAAAGGGGTCGTCGTAAAAGCCGTTGAATTTGAAATACTTTCCGTCGTGAGCGATGAGGAATGCTTTGCGTTCTTCGTTCTCGCGGAGTTTCCAACTGTCGTCCGGCTCTCTGCGGTTAAACATAAACACCTCTTTGCCGTCTTTCCGCATAAAGGTTGGGTACATATAGCATTGTCCCGTAAATGGGCTGTCGTCGTAATAGCGTTCTTTCTCGAAAATCTCTATCATAGCGACCTCCTCAAATGTACTTGCCGTAGCGTTCCGAAATGGTCTTTATCCAATCGTGGTCCGCTTTCTCTGCGTATGTACTCCACGCGCCCTCATTTGCGTTCCACCAATAACCCCGGCTTTTGAGTGCGACGATTAACTGACGCTGCGGCTTCAACATAAACTTGATGAATACCCGGTCGCCGTACTTGTAGGCGGTGAAATCGGCGTTGCTGTAAATTTCCTCTTTCTGTGCGATTTTCAGCGTCCCGTCGCAAGCTGCGGCGTAGAGTTTGGCGACGACGGTGTTTTTGCGCCACTTGTATTTCGGTTGCAGTTCCTCGTAAAGAGCGATAAAACGGTCCTTATCGACCGTTGCAAGTTCGCAAAGCCTCACAGTCGGATTTGTCTGCGGGTATCTGCTGTCGAGGAATTTGATACTCTCTACGAGGTGTTCTACCTCGTCGGCCTTTTCCTCGGTCGCGCTCCTGCGGAGTTCGCGCTCTAACCCGGCGTACCAATCGCTGATTTCAGCGGAAAGAGATAGGATTTGGTCGCCCTTGTCAAGTTTGCGGGGGTTGTACCTTGCCGGTCCCGCTACCGCCACGCTGACGTGCTGTGCTTCGAGAGCGATGAGCCGTGAATACTTTTCGTAAAGTTTGTCGAGGAGTTTCTGTTTTTTCTCCTCCGAAATGGGCCAACTGTTGATATTTTCAGCATAGGATTTATAGGAGGCGTTGCTGCTGTCGCCTCGCGTCCCGCCGAAAGAGTTGTAATTCGCTTGGTGTATATGGCCCGCGTTGAGTTCTTTGATTTCTGCCATATTTCCTCCTATTCTCGCGTAGTACGGTAGTCGTCCCACGCCATTGTGATTACCGTCGAGGTTTCCCTCAATCGGCTTATAATCGCCACGATTTTGGTGTTGTCGTAGCCCTTTGGCGTTAAGGCTCTTATAAGGTCCTCCGCGCCGTAGTTCGTTGTGATAATGGTCGGTTTCATATCCTCGTAACGGTCGTTCAAAATCGAGTAGAGGGTAGATACGCTCCAATCGGAGCATTGTTCTTTTCCGAGGTCGTCGATGATGAGCAAATCCACGCTTTTGTAAACGTCGAGGACTGCGCTCTCTTTGGTATACTCGTCGTCGTAGGCTTTCTTGATGTCGAGCAGTAGGTCGGACGAGGTTTTGCACACAACGGGTACGCCCTCGTTGATAAGCTGCAGGGCAATCGCGGCGGCGAGGTGCGTCTTGCCGGTCCCGTTTGTACCCTCTATGTAGAGTCCGTCGCCGTTCTCGTATCTTATCGAGAATGAGTCTGCGTATCGCTTTGCGATTTGATAGCAACGCACCCTCTCCGGGGTGTCCGTGATGAATTTCTCGAAGGTCCTGCGCTGAAAACGCTTTTTTATGCCGCTTTTTCCGAGCAGTCGTTCTATGCGCTCTTGCTTTCTCTTTCGTTCCTCTGCGAGTTTCTTTGCCTCCTCCTCGGCCTTTTTCTCTGCGTCGTACTTTTCCCAATACGCGACCGCCTCTTTGCACTCACAGCGAGTTGGAAACGGTTGCCACAGGAAAACCTCTCCGCCGAAAATAATGCCTTTCCGAGGTAGTTCCGCTCCGCAGAATTGGCAGATGTCCGGGGGCGGTGGCGGTGTTCTGAATGAAAGCCCTCTCGCTTTTGCTTCCTCCGGCGTTACTTGGTTGCTACTGCTGTCACTTTTTGAAGCCTCCCGACGGCTTGAAGCCTCCGGGGTTTGCTGACCCATTATTTCCCGCAGGGATTTCATTTCGCCCATAGCCCGTTCCTCCTCTCTTGGCCTGTTCTTCCTTAACTCTGTCAACGACCCAATTCAAGATAGCCCGGTAGTCGCTCTGATACTTTTTGCCGCTGCTGCCCTTGTAGTTATCGAGGACCTCTATCAGCCGCGCCGTCATATCCTTGCCGTACTTGGCGACGAGTTTCTCGTATTCCTCCTCGGTCATATTTACATAGTCGGCATACTTGATTTTGGGCGGCTCGTCCTTTTTCTCCGCTTTGGGCTTTTTCGGCTTTTTGGACGGAGTTTTGGCGGGCTTTTTGCCTTTTTCTTCACTATTCGGGTCGGGAGGTCCGTTTTCTCCCGTTTCCGGGGGGTTTTCGGGAATATTCTCCACGGAAAAAGGCTTTTTCGGGATAGGGGTTGTTCGCTTGTCGTAAACATCTTTGAGGTTATCTACGAGGGATTGACACCAAATGATTTTGTGTTCCTCCCATAACTCTCGGTCGATGTTTTCGAGGTCTACGAGCATACCGATTATCCGCTCTGCCGTTTCCTGCGCCGTCTTTGTGTAAGAATACAGATACTCTTGATTTGCTACCGTTGAGAGGTTGAAAGAATGACCGTCTGTGATACAGAGCAGTTCGAGCAGCTTAAACCAAAAAGCGTACCCGTCATTTCCCCAACGGCTTTCAAGGATTGAAATAGTGCGCCTCGACCCCGTAACAAAATGGGGGAAATAATCAACCGTCTGTTTCTTTGGTCGTCCCATATTCTCACCTCCGTTTCCCGGTAGCCGGGGAGGGACGCTCCCCGGCGGACCGTTTGTTATTCATAAATGACTTTACTGCCCTCGGCCGTCTTCACGACATCGACGCTCTGCGGAAATCTTGATTTCATCGTCGGGTCGTGTGTGATAGCCATAATCTTCAAAGAGGAGTAGCGGCTCTGAATTGCCTCCAATGCGTCGCAGTATGCGGTAACGCCCTGCGCGTCAAGGAAAGGAGGCTCATCAATGAACAGGAAACCGAGTTGTACGCCGTCTTTCGTACTCTTGATTTCGGAAAGAGCGAGAATGACAGAGAGTGCGGCTTTTACTCTTTCGCCGCCGCTCCTGCTCATATAAGGCAGTCGTCCGGTGTTGCAGTCGTTGATGATGATGTCAAGGGTCGTAACCTCTTTTTTGTTGTTGGATTTCAGCACCTTTTCAGTAACAAACTCCACGCTCATCTTGCCTCCGCTCATCTGTCCGAGAATTCCCGTGGCCGTTGCCTCAAAAATCGGGATAATGGAGCGGATAACATTGTGAGGAATACCGTCCTGCGAGAACGCTTTTTTGAGGTCCTCGTCAATGGCGGCGAGTTTGCCGAGGCTTTCCGTCTGTTTCATCAGTTCCTCGACCGTCGCTCTGTCGGCGGCCGCCGTTTCTTCCTGCTTCTGCAATGCGCCGAGCCTCATAGAGTGCTGTCTGATTTCTCCCTGCAGGGCGGTGATGTCCGCCTCCGCCGTTCTCACGACGCTTTCGAGGTCCGCCGCGCCCTCGGAGGTCGCCTTTTCGTGGGCGTGTTCCTCTTTCTTCTCGGCGATTTCTGCCTCAATTTGCGCGATTTCGGTTTCGAGTTCGCCGAGGCGGGTCTGCGCTGCGGCGAGTCTTTCGCGGGCGGCGGGGAGTTCCTTTTCCTTTTCTACCCAAACGCGGGCGGCTCTGATTTGGGCGGCAAGGAGGTCGTAACCCTCTGCGGCTGTTTCTGCCGTCTTCAAGAGGTCGCATACCTCGTCGCGCTCCGCTTCGACCTTTTTCATCTTGTCAAGCAGTTCGCCGGCCTTTGCTTCGAGGGTTGAAATACGCTCTCGGAGTTCTGCGGCTTTTGCCTTTGTGCTGTCGAGGGCAACGTACTTTTCCTCGTATGCCCTCAAAGCCGTCAAATCGCCACGGAGAGCCGTCATTCTTTCGGGGGTGTAGTTGTTAGCCTCAACCGCTTCTCGCGCCAAATCGACCGCTCTCTGCGCCTCTGTGAGTCTTTCCTGTGCCTGTGCGAGATATTCGGTCTGTTCTGCTCTCAAAGCAGGGAGTTTATCGCGGGCGGTGATTGCTTTTGTGAGGAATTTGCAAGAGGCGTTTTCCGCAACCGGGCAACCGCTGTTTTCGAGGAGGGCGGCTTCCTGCTCATAGGCGGAGATTTCGCTCTCTCTGCGCTGTGTCCCGGCGTTGATTTCAAAGCGGACTCTTTCGAGGTTTGCTTCCGCGTCGGCTCTTGCCCGGTCGAGGGTGATGTGAGCGTCCGCCTTTTTCTGCATTTCCTCAACCTCTGCGGCCTTTGCGATATATTCGCTGTGTTTCTCTGCGAGGGTCGCTTCATCGGCAAGGGTCGCCTCTGTGTCGGCGAGGGCTTTTCTTGCCGCCTCTGTGTCGGTGGCGTTCTTCTTGATGTCTGCGTCGATTGTCATTACCTCTGTGGTAAGTTTGTCGCGCTGACGAGTAAGGTCGTCCCGACGGTCCTTTGCAGAAATGAGGGTCTTTTCTTTTTCGAGCAGGGTTTCGTATTCAGCCACGCCCGCCGTGATTTCCGCCTCCTGCGCCAACGTCGCAGTCGCGCCGTTGATTATAAGGGTCTGCGTAGTCTTGTTTGCGGTCGCGCCGCTCAACTTATTTGTGAGGGCGGCGATGTTGGTCTGAATTCGGACGGCTCTCTGTGCGGCCTCGATTTTGGTATTGAGGCGTACCTTTGTGCTGTCGATTTCCGCCGTCTTCCTTTCGGAGTCTTCCTGCAATCGGGCGATTTCCACCTTTTCTGCTTCGATGTCGGCGGCGAGTGCCTCCGGGTCGGGCAGTTTTGCGGTGATGTCCGTTACCTTGTCCTGTAATGCTCTGATACTGCGGTTGCGGTCGGTCAAAGAAGCTGCGGCGAGGTCCTCCATTTTCTCGTAGATACCGAGTCCGAGAATATTGCCGAGGATTGCCATTCGCGCCTCCTTGTCGGCCTGCAAGAATAGTCCGTACTGGTCCTGCATAATGAGGGCGCAAGCCTTAAAAGTGAGGCTATCCATACCGATAGTGTCGGTGATGATGTTCTGCGTGTCCTTGTATCTCTCTGCGGAACGGTCCTGCCATTCACCCTCAACGAGTTCGGAGATATTGAGGGTCGCCTTGCCGCTCTTTTGGCGGGTGCGGGTTACGCGGTAGGTGCTGTCGCCGACGCGGAATGTAAACTGAATAGAGCCGCTTCTGATATCGGGGTCGTTGCAAATCCAACCCGTGAGGTCGCCCTCGCGCGGTTCTTCAAAGAGCGCGTCGAGCATAGCGTCCATAAAGAGGCTTGATTTGCCCGCGCCGTTTTCGCCGTTGATAGTGCAGAAGCGAATGCCGTCATAGTCAAAAGACTCCTCGCGGTAATTACGGTAGTTCTTAACCTCGATTTTAAGAGGGGTAAACAGACCGCTTTTCGCTCCGCCTTTGGCATTCTCGGTCGCCTCTGCGATGAGGGGGCGGGCTGCCTCGATGATTTCGCCGATACGCTCCGGGGCGTAGCCCTTTTCCTCGAAATACTGACGGAGGTTTTCTTCCGGGCCGCTTTCGTCTGATAGGCTGTCCTTATTGACCGAAACGGTGATTTTCTGCGGGGTGATTTCCTGTACCCAAAATGCGCCGTTGTTGTAGAGATACTGTTCAAGAGCGGCTTTGTTAAAAGCCTTGTTTTTCTCGTCGGTGCAGTTGTAAAGGACGCGGACAATTTTTCCGGGGAAGTCGTTACAACAAGTCGCCTCCAACAGCCATTCCATATTGCCGTTGTTGAGGGCCTCCACGTCCTCGTCTTCGAGGTAAATCGTCTTGAATTCTCTTGTAGGCAGGGCGTGGAATTCGCTGTGTACGGTCTTGTCCGGGGCGATGTCGTGGATATAAAATCCGCGTTCCTGTCCCTCGTCATTGAAGTTCATCGCAGATACCGCGCCGCAATAGAACGTGTAGCGGGCTTCCTCGATGTGCTGTGGTCTGTGGATATGGCCGAAACAGTTGAGGTCAAAGTCTGCCGCCAAAAGGGTGGCGGGGTAAACGACAGGCTCAAACTGTGAGAAAAACTGTGTCTGTCCGCTCTCCATATTGCAACCGGGGATTGTAAAGTGGGAAACAAGGACGGTCGGTGTTCCGTCTTCGCAGCTTGCTTTCAAGCCGACGATGAGGTTTGCGAGTTCCTCGGTAAATACCTCGTTTTCCTCCTCTTTGGAGAGTCCGGGGTGCTTGGCTCTGTAAAAGCCTCTGTCAAAGCCGGGGAGTCCTGCGATTTGTACCCAACCGCAACGCCCGGTGTAAATTCTGACGACCTGCGGCTCGGTGATGATTTTCACCTCTCCGTCGCCCTCGAATGTATTTTTGAGGAGTTCAAACTGCTGCTCGGAGTCGTGATTGGGTGTACCTCTCACGATAACAACCGGGGCGACCTTTTCGAGAAGTCTGATATAGTGCGTCGCCGTCCTGTTCTCGCGGAGGCCTCTGTCGCTCCATACCTTTGCTTGGTGGAACATATCGCCCGCTACGACGATGAGGTCCGGGCTTTCCTCCGTCGCCTTTACAACGAGAGCGTCAAGGCAACGGCAGAGGTCAAGGAAACGGGCGTTTTCGCCGTTCTGTTCCGGGCCGGGGTAATTGCCGATGTGCCAATCGCCTGTATGCAAAATCTTCATTTACCGTCGCCTCCTTTCAGTCCGTCGAGGTAGTCTTTGAGTTCCGGGGCGATTTCTACGAGCGTAATGCCCGCGTCCGCTTTCTTCTCGCGCACCGCTTTGAGGATTTGCGCCACGATGTCCTTATCGTTGCTGACTACCTCCTCCGAGGGGATAATGACGGTCTTGCCGCCGTCCTTTGCGGCGGAGGCGAGGCTGAATGCGATGTAGTTCATTACCTTAACAATGTTCGCGGGCTTTTCAAAGCGGCCGACCTCGGTAACGGTCCCGCCGAGGCCCTGCGCGTAAATCGTGCCTCCGTCCACATAAATGCGGTCAACGGTTTCGACGTTGAGAATGCTTTTTCTGTCTTGCGTTAAAATCGTTACCATTACTGATTGCCTCCTCTCTTTCTCTGACAGTTCATACAAAGAGGTGTGCCGTAGTTCTCGATAGAGTAGTCAGACACGCCGTTGGAAATCTTTGCTCCGCAGTCAGTACAGATATTGGGGTCTGCCGGTCCGCTCTGCTGCGCGGGGCGGGTGTTTGTCGCCGGGGCGACTGTGGCGGGGGCGGTATTCCCGGTCGCGCTCTCGATAGGAGTCTGTACTGCTTCGTATGCTCCTGCGTCGTATTCCTCCGGGTCTTCGCTGACGAAAACGGTCTTTCGCGCGGACTCGTTATTGTTTCCGCCGTAGAGTTCTGCCTTTGATGTGAAGAAACTCTCGACCGCCTTTTCCTTTACGGTAGGGTTGTCGAGATTGGGGACGAGGTAAGCAACCACAAACGGCTTTTTGAATTCTTCGAGGTAATAGGTCCCCTTGATTTGCATTGCTGTTCTCAACGCTCTGTTGAGGGCCTTGCTCTCGCACATTTCGGCGCGGAATTTGAGGAATTCTCTCGCTTGATTTTCCGTCATACCCTGCACAACGTCGTCCACGATGATTTCCTTGTGGGCTACGACATCAATATTTTCGCCCGTAAGCTGCGGTACGCTGATACGCACCTCATACTTGACATCTTTGTTCGGGCAAGCACCACAGCGGACGGGTTTTCCGATACCCGCGTTGATTTGGGCGCATTTCTGACAAGTCGAGGGGACGACCGGGCGGGAGGAAACGATTTTAATTCCTGCCGCCCTCATCAGTTTGGTAAGGCCCTTTTTGGTGATAGCGTACTTTGCGGGGTTGTCCTTGTAGGCTTTCTCCTGCAAGTAGATTTCCTTGTCGTTGAGGTCCGTGCTGATGTAAACCACATTCATTACGGGCTTGTGAATTTCGGCGATTTCTGCGACGGTCTGCATAGACACAAGCAGATTGTATTTGTCCGCCGGGTATTGATTGGTAATAACCAAAGAAGTATTTTTTTCAGACATTTTTGCAACCTCCTATTGCATTTCTCAAAAATTTGTGATACAATAGAGATACGGATTTAGATTTGCCCTGCGGCTTTGGCTGCGGGCATTTCTTTTTTCTCTAATGTTCTCAACGTGTGTAACATATTGCAGTAGTTCGAGAGTCGCTCTGCGGCTACCGCCTCCGCTACAAGCTGCGCGAGGTAATAAGGTTTGAGCCTCTCACCGTCTGCGTCGCCCTCTCGCTCGATTATTCGGGCGAGTTTTCTTTTTGCCTGTGTTTCTGCCTCCGCGTACTCCTCATCAGATAGGAAGTCCTGCAAATACAGTTCGGCGAGTTGTTTGAGCGTTAGGACCGTTCCCATTTCTGTAACCGATACTGACGCTGTTGCTGTTGGTGCTGACACTTGCGCGTTCCGCCTCCTTTCGTTCCTTTTGGCAGTCGCAACTCTCTCCGGGGTCGAGGCTGCCCTTACAATAGGGACATTCGTGATAATAGGGCATTTCTAACTCCTTTCTACGCTATCAAAGATATATTTGTTGGTCGCGGAAAAACCCGCGTAGGCCACTACGATAATGATGAGCCATTCCGCTCCGATTGCGAAATATCCTCTCTCGGTGTAGGCAAGCGGCAAGATGAACGCGGCGGCGATGGCCCCGCAAGCAAGTCCGATACCTACCTCGATGAGAAAGACGATAAGGTTTACGAGCCTGTCGTTCATTGCCTTGCCTCCTCCTTGTATTCGAGTGTTTCGATGAATGATAAAATACCGACCGTGTATTCGGTTTCGGTGATACCTTTCGCCCAAAGGCGTTTCGCGCCCGTTTCTCCGCAGTTGTAACACATCAGAGCCTCGGTCGCCGTGTCGTACTTGGCGAACAGTTCAGAAAGCATATATGTTCCTGCGAGTATGTTCTGCTCCGGGTCGTAAAAGTCCGTGATACCGAGGGTGTCTTCGAGCCTGTCGTGATTGATAGGGTGTATCTGCATTAACCCCTGTTCTCCTGCAAGCCCGGTTACGTGTGGGCGGTAGTCGCTCTCGCGTTCGATGATTGCGATAACCACCTCCGCCGGGACGCTGTACTGCTCTGTAATGCTGAATATGTAGTCCTGCAGTTCTTTGGAAAGAGGAATGTCGTAATACTGCTTGTCCTGCTCAACGGTCCCCGCTGCGCCTCCTGTTGGTAGGAGCGTGGGGGTCGTCCCGGTTTCGTCCGGGGTAATGCTGATGAAAATTGTCTTATCGACCGTCGAGGTCGAGGGCTTGTCCGCCGTCGCCTTTGCCTGTAAGTTGGTAGCGAGTCCCGCTATGAGGACAACCACCATTAACACGGCAAAGAATATCGTTCCTGCGATTTGGAAATTCTGTCTTTTTCTTTCAATTCTCCTTGAATGTTTCATACGCGCTGTTGGCTGCAACCGTAAGCGGTCCTATCGCCATTTGCGCTATCCGTCGTAATATCGCCTCGACCTCCTGCGCCGTCTTTCCTTTGCAGTAGTCGTCGCATATTCTGACCCGCGTGTTTCCGATATTGAAATCCTTTACAACATTGCCTGTTGCAACCATACATACACCTCCTTTGAATTTTATTGATAAATCACTTTGTCCTATGACCGTATTGCTTCGTAAAGTAAATTTTAAGAGCCTGTATTTTATCGGCGGCTTGGTCGAGCCTCCGCAAAATATCCTCCATTTTTGGGCGTTCCGCTGTGTCGATTATTCCGTCCGCCGCGATGTCGATGAGTTCTGTCTTGATTTCGGGCAGGGATTGAAAAACCGAGAGCAACTGCAAAACCGTCTTTTCGAGTTCCGTTACCTCCACCTCGTTCACGGTCTGCATTCCGAGCGGACACATCTTTGAGCAGTAGTGATTGCAAAGTTCCGGGGCGTTGTAGGTTTCTGAAAGTATCAGCACCTCCTCCGGGTATGGGGTGGTCGTCCCGAGTTCGATGTAAGCGAGGCGAGTTCTGTCTACGCCTGTTTCCTCGGCTGCGCCCTCCCTTGACTTCAACCGCTCGTTCCACGATGAGGCCGCCATTCGTTTGATATAGAAGATGTTGCCGGCCGCTTTCGTCGCCAATTTAGGCATTTATTTCTACCTCCTTTCGCGGTAAAATATTGGTGTAAGAAAGATGAATGTTGCGTTCTGCGTCTTTCTTTGCTATTTGCGTCCCGAAACGGGGCATTTCTGATTAAAAAAAATATCGTCGTAGGGGTAATCAAGAACGCGCTTGATTTTCAGACTCACTTTGAGCGACGGCTCTTTCTCGCCTGTTTCAATCTGCGAGTAGTGGGAACGGGAAATCCCTACGGCCTCCGAAAAGGTCTGCTGTGTGTAGCCGCGGCCCTCGCGCAGCTTGACGAGTTTGACTCTCATCGCTTTGTCCTCCTTTCGTAGATTTGGGGTTGCTTTTCGGGTCGTTTTGACCGACCGTAATTATATTATAGCCCCTTTTGGGGGCAAAGTCAAGTTTTTTCGGAAAATTTTTTCAAAAATTTTTTCAAAATGCCGATTTTAGGGGCAACGGGTACACAAAACGGGGCATTCGTGCTATAATTTTATCATTGATAAAGGTGGTAACGCTTATGAAACTATTTTCTCAACGGCTCATCGCTCTCCGAAAAGAGCGTGATATGACACAGGCTGATTTAGCCAAAGCAATTCACAAGACCCGCTCCACGGTGTCCGGGTACGAAACAGAGGGCAAGGAGCCTGACTACGAAATGCTTTGTTCTTTGGCAAAGTTTTTCGGGGTGTCTACCGACTACCTCCTCGGTGTCGAGGACTGTCGCACTCATTCCGACGTCGTCTTTGTGAACGACTCTATCAATTTCAAAAAACACTACGACGCGCTGCCGCCGCTCCTGCGTCAAAAGGTGGCGCAGATGTACGATAGTTTTTACCTCCTCGTACATAGGGATATGGTAAAAACAAACGAGGAGCGTCTGCAACTCTACGGGGAATTGCTGTCCCTGCTTCAAGGCTCTCGCGCTGAAATCCGAAAAGCGGTAGACGGCTGCGACGGTCAGATTACCGACCCGCTCCTGCTGTCTGACCTTATGGCTCTCCAAAACAACTTGAAAAATGAGGTTTGCGCCCTGCTTGATAAACTTATGCAAGCCGATATAGATACTGCCTTTGAGGTGAAAAAAGACGGCCTCGCATACTCCGAAAGGAAGGCAACATAATCTACGTTGACTGGGGTAACTATTACAAGAAAGATTGACCCGCCGTTCCGCTCCTCCGGGGTGGGACGGCTTTTTCATTGGAGGTAATAATATGCCATATTGTCTATATGTCCGTAAATCCCGCGCGGACGCAGAGGCGGAGGCGCGTGGCGAGGGTGAAACCCTCTCCCGCCATATAAACACTCTGCTTGAACTTGCCAAGCGTCGGCATTTGGATATTACTCAAATATACCGCGAAATCGTTTCCGGCGAAACTATCGCCGCGCGTCCCGTTATGCAACAACTCTTGTCCGAGGTCGAGCAGGGGCTGTGGGACGGCGTTCTCGTTATGGAGGTGGAGCGTCTTGCCCGTGGTGATACCGTGGACCAAGGTATAGTCGCGCAGACATTCAAATTCTCCGATACCCTCATCATAACTCCCATAAAAGACTACAACCCGAACAACGAATTTGACGAGGAATACTTCGAGTTCGGTCTGTTTATGTCCCGGCGCGAATACAAGACTATCAACCGCCGTTTACAGCGCGGCCGCCTTGCTTCCGTAAAGGAGGGTAAATACGTCGGTAGTCAATCTCCCTACGGATACGAGCGCGTGAAAATCAAGGGTGATAAAGGATACACGTTAGAGCCGTTCCCGCCGGAGGCTGATGTCGTCCGTATGATATTCGATTGGTATACGCGTGGCGAGGAGCTGCCCGACGGCTCTTTCCGCCGCCTCGGTGTGTCGCTCATCGTCCGCCGCCTTAACTCTCTGAAAATCCCTCCGCGCAAATCCGACCATTGGGCGACCGCTACGGTACGGGATATTCTGATAAACCCGGTCTACGTCGGCAAGGTCCGTTGGAATTGGAGGTCCGATGTCAAGAAAATGGTAGACGGCCGCGTCGTTATCGAGCGTCCCCGCAACTCCCTTGACAAATGTACCGTAGCCGAGGGGCTTCACCCTCCGCTTGTCAGCGTCGAGGTGTTTGCTATCGCCCAAGAGTTGATGTCGAGCAATCCTCCGCGCCCTGTCGGGGAGCGTGGGACTGTCAAAAATCCTCTCGCGGGTATCATCGTCTGCGCCAAGTGCGGCCACCGTATGACCCGCCGGCCGTATACCGGGCGTGATTACCCCGATACCCTTATGTGCGCCGATACCGCCTGTGATAACATAAGCTGCGCCCTGCATTACGTTGAGCGTCGCGTTTTGGAGGCTCTGCAGGAGTGGCTTGCTGATTATAAGCTGCAATGGGAAACAGGCGGGGAGGAAAATCCTGCTGTTGCTATGGTGGCTATGAAAGAGAAAGCCCTCCACCGCCTCAATACAGAATATACGACCCTAACAAAGCAACTTGACAATACCCACGACCTTTTGGAGCAGGGAGTCTATACGACCGAGCAATTCCTTGAACGGTCCCGTAAACTCTCCGAGCGTATCAAGAAGAACGAGGAGGACCGTTTGGCTCTCGGTGCTGACATCGCCTCTGACAAGTCCCGCGAGGCGGGGCGTAAGCAGATTGTCCCAAAGGTTGAACGGCTGCTCGAAGTCTACTACGAGTTGCCGACCCCAAAGGCGAAAAACGATATGCTAAAAGAGGTGTTGGAAAAGGTCGTCTACCTCAAAACCAAAAACGGCCGTTGGAATAATGCTCCCGACGATTTCGAGTTGACGTTATATCCCAAAATACCGATGTCCGGCGAATAATCCTGCGGACGGTCCTCCGGGGCTGTCCGCTCTCTTTCTCATTGATAACCTATTGGGACAGACGAATTGGGGCACCTGGAGATGGTGGGAGCCATCGTGCATCAGTTAACGCGGAATCTAAAGGATTCGCAAATTCAGGACTCTGCGTTTGCACCCTATTTCGTTGACCGCACCACCGGGGTCTACCCTACTGCTGCATCCGGCTTCCCCTGGAGCGCTGCCAGTATGGCGGTGAAAGGCGATCCGTTTGCGGATCTAACCGAGGATCTGGCTGCAGAGCAAAAGGCTAGAGTAACCTACGACAACATTCTGCGGCTCAGCGACGATCCCGATGTGAATAATGTCATTAAGTTCCTGCGTGAACGGGAGATCGTCCACTTCCAGCGTTTTGGCGAAGCGCTGCAGTTACTGCGAGAAAAGCAGAATCAGAAGAATGTTTACGCGATGAATCCGTCCTTTGACAAATAAAGAAATGCCTGCTCTTTTCGAGCAGGCATATATACTTATTGCACTTCGACCCAGACGTTGCCCGCGGCATTGGATTGCAGACAGGCGTGAATGAATTTGATGCCTTCAGCGCCATCGTGTACGGTGGGATAATCGATCATATCTGCCGTGAATGTGCCGTCCGTATTTGCACGAACGCAGCGGATAAAGGAACTATACAAATTCCCCATAGCCTCCAGCCAGCCTTCTGTGTGTCCGGAAGGCAATCTGCCGTAAAGAGCAGCGTCGGCATCGATACCGCCGTTGCCACGGTGGCGTTCTGTGATCGTGCCGTCAGCATCGATAACCGTCACTTTTTCGCAGGTCTCCTGGCTCCACAAAATGGAACCTTTATCGCCATAAATGCGGACACGCAGGTCGTTATCGTGGCCTATGGCAACCTGGCTTGTCCAGTAGCAACCGGTGGCTCCACCCTCATACTCCACCAGTACCATATCGTTGTCGTCAAGGACACGACCGGGTACGACAACATCCATTTTGGCGAGAACGCGCTTGATTTTCAAGCCTGTCATCATTGATACCGCATTCTCTACATGGGTGCCCAGATCGCCAAGGCAGTTAACGCCACCGGATTGGGCCGGATCGCAACGCCATTGGCCTTGTTTTCCGCCGTCTTCCCCTTCGTGAGCAAGCCAGCCTTGAGGATATTCAGCCATAACCGTGCGGATTTTACCCAATTTTTCTTGCGCAATGTAGTTACGGATGTGTTTTGCGGTTACATGGCCCATATAGGTATAGGTCACCATAAACAGCAACTGCTTTTCATCGGCCAGTTTGCACAACGCGTCAGCCTGTTCTATGCTTAGGCACAGAGGTTTGTCACAGGCAACATGGATACAAGCCTCGAGAAACGCCTTACAAACCGGATAATGGGATACATTAGGGGTAACCACCACTACAAAATCGATACCGTCCGGTCTTTGGGCCTCACATTTCGCCATTTGTTCGTAAGAATCATAGCAGCGATCCCGCTCGATACCCAATTCGTCGCCGGTTTGTCTGCATTTTTCCGGTGATCTGGAAAAACAACCTGCAACTAACTCCGCATATCCGTCAAGA